AAGATTGGCTCATCGTGCGCCCACCCACCACTTTTCCATCCAAAAAATTGATGCCGTAAAACGGCTGCAATTCGGTGGAGGATACCCTATTAATGATCGATTCATATTCTTTTCCCTCTTCTGCTCTGATTATCAGGGTGCTTTTATTTCCGGCCGTTATCTTCATTTTCCTTACCTCCTGATTTATTTTGATTTTGTCTCTCTGTTGGCCCTAATATATATCCTATCGTTAGGTATGTCAAGAATTATTTTAAAAAATGATTATGAATCAAATCAAGATGTTACGCGAAAAGGCGGAAATAAATCTCAAAAATTGAAATCAGGAGGGCCGATCAATGACCCAACACAGACGCCCCGGCGCAGGCCGGAAACCGATCCCGAACGTGATCAAATTCAAAACCGGCAATCCCGGCAAGCGGCCGCTGAAGAAAGAACCGACGCTCCCCGATACCGGCATCCCCGATCCCCCGGTGCATCTGGACGCCTATGCCTTGGAGGAGTGGAGCCGGGTTGCGGACGAGCTTCACACGATGGGCGTCCTGTATCGGGTGGATCAACAGATTCTTGGGGCGTATTGCGATGCCTATTCCGTATGGCGTCATGCGGTGGAGGCTCTAAGGGCGCGGGTAGAAAAAGCGGGTGGGAATGAACTCGCTGGATTGATCGATACCACGAGCAACGGGAATGTTGTCCAGAACACCCTGCTTGGTACGCGGAACAAGGCTCGTGAGGATATGGTCAAGTTCGCACAGGAATTTGGGATAGGCGGGGTCGCACGGGCGCGGCTGGCGATTGACCCGGCGAAGAACCCCGGAAGCAAATTCGACGGACTGATCGGAGCGAAGGTTGGCAAGAAATAGCGAGCGCGTAAGGCGCATCATCCGGTTTATCGAACAACTCACCGTGCCATCGGGGAAGGGGGAGGGTGGGCCCTTCCGCCTGCGTCCGTTCCAGAAGCGGTTTATCAGGGACATTTACGGGCCGGTCAACAAGGACGGTTGCCGGGTCGTGCGTCGGGCGATCCTGTCGGAAGCGCGGAAGAATGGGAAGTCCGCGACCATTGCCGCCCTTGCCCTCGCCCACCTGATTGGCCCGGAGGCGATCAAGAATGGGGAAATATACTCGGCTGCCACGGAACGGGAACAAGCGGCCCTCGTTTTTAAATATGCCAGGCAGATCGTACAGGCGGACCCGGAATTGTCCTCCATGATCAGGATCGTGGACAGCACCAAGACCATGCTCTGCTATGCCAATGGCAGCACTTACAAGGCAATCAGCGCGGAGGCCGGCAGTAAGTACGGCTATAACCCCACAGTCGTGATCTATGATGAGCTTGCCCAGGCACGCAACCGCGACCTGTACGATGCCCTTGACAGTTCTATGGGGGCGCGTCTGGAACCCCTCATGATCGTGATCAGCACCCAGAGCAACGACCCGCAGCATACCCTGTCGCAGTTGATCGATGACGGTTTATCCGGCAACGACCCGACAACCGTTTGCCACCTGTACGAGATCCCGGAGGACGCGGACGTTTTCGATGAGAAGCATTGGAAGCTGGCGAATCCGGCATTGGGTGACTTCCGGTCCCTTGAGGAAATGCGGACGGCGGCGAAACGGGCGAAGCGTATGCCGTCGTTTGAGGCAGCGTTCAGGAATCTCTACTGCAATCAGCGGGTGGACGCTCAGTCTCCCCTGATTGCCGCGCAGGAGTGGGAAGCCTGCAAGGGGGCCGCCGTAATTGAACCGGGCGCGGAGATGTACCTTGCCCTTGACCTGTCGGGGAAAACGGACCTGACGGCGATTGTGGGCATCACGAAGGCGGACCCGTCGAATGTCCGGGCGTGGTTCTTCAAGCCTGACGAAACCCTGCACGAACACGAAACGCGGGACCGGGTGCCCTATGCCCTGTGGAAACAGCAGGGATTTATCGAGACGACGCCGGGGAGGGCGATTCAATACGACTGGGTGGCGGCACGGCTGGCGAAGATCAGCACGGAGTACAACGTGGCGGGCATCGCCTTTGACCGGTACCGGATTGACGATCTGCTAAAGGCAATGGGCGACATCGGGCTTGACGCCTACGTTGAGGGCAAGGACAAGCCCCGCTCCGGCGCTGTGAGGATGGTCCCGTGGGGGCAGGGGTTCAAGGACATGACCGTCGCAGTCGAGGCTTTGGAAATCGCCGTTATAGACCGGAAGCTGGTTCATGACGGCAACCCGGCGCTGAGATGGAACATATCAAACGCGCTGGCCGTATCTGACCCGGCGGGCAACCGGAAGCTCGACAAGTCGAAAACACGGTTTCGGATCGACGGGGCGGTGGCCCTGGCGATGGCATTGGGGCTGAAAAGCCGGGACATGGCGCAGGAGGCGGGGCCGTCCGTCTATGAGACTCGCGGCCTGATGGTCATTTGAAGGGGGGGCGACATGAGACAACTCAGATTGCAGGATCGGACCTTGACGGAAGACGACGTTTTCGTGATCGCGGAGATCGGGTCGAATCATGGCGGCGACCCGGACTTGTGCGAACGGATGATCTGTGAGGCGGCGCGGGCGGGCGCGGACGCGGTGAAATTGCAGAAGCGGGATAACCGGGCGATGTTCACAAAGACCGCCCTGGCGAAGCCTTACGAGAACGAGTTTTCTTATGGAAAGACCTACGGCGAGCACCGGGAGCGGCTTGATTGGTTCGGGGAAGCTGAGTTTCGGCGGTTCAAGGCCGTGTGTGATCAGTTGGGCGTCCTGTTCTTCGCCACGCCGTTTGAGCCGGGAAGCGCGGCGTTTCTGCATCGGCTCGGAATGCCCCTGTGGAAAATCGCATCCTGCGACGTGACGAACCACCCCCTTGTGGAACAGGTTGCCTCCTACGGGGAGCCGATCATCCTGTCAACGGGCGGGGCGTCCCTGCGTGACCTGGCGCTTCTGTGCGACAAGTTGAACAAGTGGAATCCGAATTATGCCGTGCTGCATTGCGTGTCGCTATACCCGAATCAGGACCACGAATTAAACCTTGCCACGATTACCCGATACCGGGAGTTGTTGGATGACAAGTTGATCGGCTTTTCTTCGCATCATCCCGGCGTGCTGCCCCTGATGATTGCCCGGAGTCTGGGGGCGTCGATCTTTGAGATTCACTTTACTTTGAACCGGGCGACACGCGGGACGGATCACGGTTTCAGTCTTGAGCCGCACGGGTTGGAAAAGGCGGTGGAGGATTTGCAGCGGGTGAGGACTATGCTTGGCCAGCCCGAAAAGTCAACGACTCTGGACGCGGAAAGGAGGGGATTCGTCAGTAAGATGGGGAAGGGGGTTTATCTGAAGCGCCCCCTTCCCCTCGGGGCGGTGGTCACACCGGAGGACATCGTTATCAAGTCACCGGCGGGGGATGGCCTGAAGCCCTACGAGGCCGACCGGATCATCGGGCGGGAACTGATCGCGGACTGTTCGACGGGGGTTGATCTTGGGGAGGGGATGTTTCGATGAGTAGCAAACTTGCCGTTGTCACCGGAACCTTGGGCCAGTTGGGGCCGATCTGGTGCCGGACATTGGAGGGGATGGGATACCGGATTTTCGGGATCGATCAGCCGTTGTGGGATGTGGCCGACCGGGATCAGATGCACTATTCCGCCCGCCGTTGTTACGCGATACATGGGGCGCCGGAGGTGGTCGTGCTGAATGCGGCGATAGACAACCCGCCGGGATCGGACGCTAAGTTTTTCGGAAACATGGAGCGGATTCTCGCCGTGAATCTGCTCGGGGCGAACTATGTTGCGGAGGCGTTCATTCCCCGGATGATCGAAAACGGCGGCGGCGTGATCATCGGGATCGTCAGCATCATGGGCCGGATCGGTGCGGACTGGAGGAATTACCCGGATGGGTTCGAGAAGCCCTGCGCCTACGGTCAGAGCAAGGCGGCGCTGGAGGCCATGTCCCGTCAGATTACCGTCCAGTACGGGCGCTATGGTATCCGGGCGTGCTGCATCGGGTTTGGCCCCTTTGACGGCGGGAAACTGGACCCGGTTTTCATCGGGAAATTTCTTCGGAACGTGCCGGTGGGGAGGCCGGTATCCGAGGCGTCTGTGGCGGCGGCGTTGCGTTTCGCCGTCGAATGCCCAGAATTTGCGGGACAGACCGCACTAATCGACGGGGGGTACACGATCTTATGACCAAGAAAAAAGCACCACTCACAGCAGAACAGATCAACATGCGGGCGTCGGCAATCTCCAAAAAGATCGCCAAGGAGTTGTCGGACTTTATCAAGAAGACGGGAAAGGTCATTGCCGAAATCAAGGTCACGTCATGGGCCGAACCCGGCAAGGATGGGGTGGTGAATCTCCATCAGAACGTCAATGTCCAGTACGGCGACGTTTCGGTGACGAACACCCCGCCCCCGCCCGCGAACAGGGTTCCCGCACAGGTGGAGAGGGTCGGATGAGCGCGATTGCCCTGATCCCCTGCCGCAAGGGTTCAACCCGCCTGAAGGGGAAGAATATGCGCCTGCTTGACGGAAAGCCGCTGCTTTACTGGGCGATCAAGGGGGCCGTTGACAGCGGGTGTTTCAAGCGGATCGTCGTGACCACGGACTGGGATGTTTGCGCCGACGTTGCGCGGGACATGTGCGTTGACGCCCTGATGCGGCCCCCGGAATTATGCACGGCGGACGCCCACGATTTTCAATGGGTCAGTCACGCCCTGCATCATTTCCCCGGCTTCGACGTGTTCTGTATCCTACGGCCCACGTCGCCGTTCCGTACAGGCGACACGATCAGGCGGGCGATGGAGGACTTTCTTGGAGGGCCCCGGTGCGATTCGATGCGGGGGGTGAGTCGTACCCCCGCGCACCCGCGCAAGTCGTGGGTCGTGGCGGGCAAATTCATGTTCCCCTATGACGACGGCACGATAATGAACATACCGTTTTATGATTTGCCGACGCAGGCGTTGGGGGATGTGTACGTTCAAAACGGCTGCATTCATATTGCGTGGACGGCGACATTGGAGAGCGGCGACGTGTCGGGCCTTGTCATCCGGCCCTTTGTCGTGGAGGGACGGGAGGCCGTGGACATCAACACCGCCGAAGATTTGGAGTGGGCGGAATATCTTATGGGGAGGGAAACGTGAGCAAGGTCTTGAATCCTAATGCGCCCCGCTATGCGGTTGCGATCACCCGGAAACGGTTTTTCGGTTGGCTGCTTCACGCATTCCTGCGGCGGCAAAGGCGAATTTGGAGGGGGCTATGAAATTGTACTACGTCCCGAAAGCTGAACTC